TAGGCGCATCCGCGAGTACTAAATGGCATTAAACAAGCTTAGTAATAAGCAAATAGAATCATATAGAGAATCGAAAGCACGGATTAATATCTTTGAGGGCCCTGTACGTGCTGGGAAGTCTTTCATCGCCCTCCTACGATGGTTAGACTTCTGTAGCTCAGGACCTAAAGGACCGTTGATTATATGTGGCAGGACTGATAAAACTATTAAAAGAAATATTATAAGTCCACTGCAGGAGATCGTAGGTAACGATGTACAGTATTCTATTGGAAAGGGAGAGGTTACGTTATATAACCGAACTATGTATGTTGTCGGAGCCAATGATGATAGAGCTGAAGCTAAAATCAGAGGATCGGAGTTCGCAGGAGCATTACTCGACGAGGCTTCTCTTCTCCCCGAGAATTTCTTTAAAATGCTTTTATCAAGGCTTTCTATTCCTGAATCTAAATTATTTTGTTCTACTAACCCAGATTCTCCATATCATTGGCTTAAAAGGGATTTCATAGATAGAGAGAAAGAACTAGATTTAAAAGTCTTTTCTTATAGTATTCATGATAATCCTACATTAACTAAAAAATATATAGATGACCTATCTGCTGAGTATCAAGGGCTATGGTATAAGAGGTACATACTTGGGGAATGGGTTTTAGCTGATGGGGCTGTTTATGATTTCTTTGATGAAGAACTTCATACAATACAAATGCCTCCTGCTCCTGCGGATTATTATATCGTTGGAGTGGATTATGGAACTACTAATCCTTGTGTTTTTACCTTAATTGGGTATAACCCTGGTGTTTATCCAAATATGTGGTTAGAGAAGGAATACTATTATGATTCAAAAAAAGAATTACGCCAAAAATCAGACTATGATTATGCATTAGATATGATGGAATTCATAAGAGGTTATAATGTAAAAAGAATTTATATAGATCCATCTGCTGCTTCATTTAAGCAAGAGCTTAGACGTAACGGCATTTTTAATGTAACAGACGCTATTAATGACGTGATACCAGGAATAAGATTTGTTGGTCAGCTTATTTCTAATGGAACCTTAAAGATATGTTCTAATTGTGTAGAAACTATTAAAGAGTTTAGTAATTATTTATGGGATTCTAAGGCTTCCGAGAGAGGAGAGGACAAGCCGATTAAAAAGAATGACCATTTAATGGATAGCATTAGGTATCAATGCTATACGCATTTTTTTAATAAAAATCTAAGACCAGAGTTTACAGAAAGAGACGCTGAAGAACTTGAAAGACTGTATCATTAAAATATTTATTATTTAGGTGAATTTAATTAAAAATTTAGTTATAATTAACATTAATAGTAGCGAAATACTTTACGTTGATTTTGCTTCAATGTAAGGAGGAGAGTTTTAAAAATGAAAACAAATATAATGTTAGTATTGATAGCATTGACATTTACTAGCTGTTCCGTACTTTTAAAATGGCAAAATAAGCACCCTGATAACTTTGCAGAAGAATTAATTGAAGATGCAATCGAAAAGTATACAGAAAAAGAAATTGATCTAACTCCTGTTACTGGTAAAGAAAGACAAGTCCCTTATGTTGGGGGTTATAGCAACGAGTAAAAGCAAATAGGAAAAAGACTCTAAGCCACCCTGTAAAAGGAAGAGTCAGGCATACGCGAGGACATTATATGACAGACAATTCTATTGTGCGTGAGTACGATGAGAGATATGAAGAAGCTTATCTTGCATGGAATCCCTTCTATCCATTAGCAGATTTAGATTTACGCGCATTTCTGGGAGACCAGTGGAATGAAAAGGAAAAGCAAAAGCTTTTTGAAGAGGGTAGAAGTGCCCTTGTCTTTAATTATATTAGAAGAAATATCAACTTACTATCTGGATATCAGAGAAAGAACCGTTTAAGTTCCATTGTAGTACCTACTGAGAACTCAGACCAAGCATCAGCTGATCAACGCTCTCAATTACTTTTATATGCTCTTAATTATGGAAATGGATACAGGGCTATTTCAGAAGCTTTTGGTGGTGCTTTAAAGACTGGATTCAATCTATTAAACATTTGGATGGACTATAGAGATGATCCAGTAAACGGTGATGTCAAATTTGGAAGAACTCCTTACTCTGGTTTTATTACCGACCCTTATTTCACTCAATTAGATTTTTCAGATTGTTCATATGTAATTAAACGTAAATATCTTAGTATGCAGCAAGCGATGTCTCTATTGCCTGGCCAAGAAAAGGATCTCAAGATTTTAGCTAAAGAAGGATGGTCTAGAGACGATAAGTTTACTTGGCTACCATATCAGAGACAGCCTAATGGAGAAGAGTTTGTAGCTTATAATGAATACTATAAACAAGGCTGGGAATCAGTCCCAATGATTGTTGACGAAGAAACCGGAGAATTCACTGAATGGGGTGGTGATGATGAAGGACTTAGATTCTTTTTAAAAAATTATCCTCAATTAAAAGTAGTTAAAAAGCCTAAAAAATATATTGAATGCAATATTATTGTAAATGACCAGCTAATGAGAACCGAACGCAATCAGTTTGGTTTAAATGAGTATCCTTTCGTTCCAATGGTAGGCTTATTTGAGCCTGAATCTGACTCATGGGCTTTAAAGATACAGTCTTTAGTCAGATGTCAAATTGATCCGCAAAGAGAAGCTAACAAAAGACGCTCCCAGATGATAGATGTCCTGGATTCTAATATCAACTCAGGGTGGTTAGCTAAAAAATCTTCTGTAATAAATCCAAGGTCCTTATTTCAAACATCTCAAGGCAAAGTTATCTGGAAAGAAGAAGATACACAGCCAGGAGATATAGAAAAAATCCAACCAGCTCAAATACCACAAGGTATGTTCGAGCTTCAAAAGCAATTTGACCAAGATATAATGAATATAGCAGGGATAAATGATGCCGCCTTTGGAATGACGGAAAACAATCAAGAGTCAGGATTGATGATGATGTTAAGACAAGGCGCTTCCATCGTCAATTTACAAGACTTGTTTGACAACTTAAGATTTGCTCAAGAGCAAATATCTAAAAAAGCACTTAAGTTAATACAAACATGGAAGCCAGAAAAGATAGAAAGAATAATAAATCAAAAAGTAAGTGATAAGTTTTATGAAAAAGATTCATTAAAATACGATATAAGCGTCCAAGAAGGCGTTTTAACAGACACACAGAAGCAAATCTACTTCAGACAGCTTACAGACCTTTATCAGCTTACTGGAGGTCCTCAAAGCAGCATAGTAACACCAGATATGCTAGCTAAAGCAGCGCCGCTTCAAGGTAAATCAGAGTTTAACCAACAAATAGAACAAAACTATAAAGCTCAGCAACAAGCAGCTCAACAACAACAACAGATACAACAGCAAGTCCTTAACTCTCAACTAGAGCTAAATAAAGCAGGATCAATAGAAAAATTGTCGAGTGCTTCGGAAAGAAGAGGAAGGCTGCATAGTGACTTAGCTCTATCAACTGAAAGAATTTCTGAATCTGAAGAAAACCGCGCTATGGCTGCATTAAATAGAGCAAAGACTATAACAGAAATAGGTCAAATGTCTGACGAAAGGCTTTTTAAACTATGGCAGTTCGTAAACGAGTTAGAAAGACAGGAAACTTTAGACCGTGAATTAATAGGTGCAAAAGTAACTTCTCAAGCAGAAAATATTAAGAAAGAAGATTCTTTACCTCTTGACCAATCCGCTCCTGTACAGCCTTTATCCGATAAGAATTTCTCGGGAGTGTCACAATGAATCTAGTAAGTTTTAGAGATGTTATTAAATCGATGTTATGTTTTTTGGAGGAAGTATGAATAGTCATATGACAACTCCTGCAAACATTAATAAAATTTTCTTTAACATTATTATTTTTATTTCCATCTATGTGATGAGTATCTGTAACTTTCTTTTTCCCGCAGATTTCACAAGGTTTATTTCTGTTTTCTTTAGCGAACTGTTTAAAAAACATAGAATCATTACTTTTATTAGGATGATCATTTTTAGAATAAAATGCAGTTACACATTTCTTAGAGCAAAACTTTCCTCTACCACTTTTAATTTTATAAGGAGATGCAAGAAATTCCGATCCACAGTTCTTACATATATTCATATCTCCTTTAATTTGATCAATTCGATAGCATTTTTGAGAGCAATATCGTTTGTCTCCATGCTTAAGAAGCATAGGTCTAAAAATTATAGTTTTATTACAAACAACACAATTAGAAACAATTCTTTTTACTTCAAGAGCTTTATCAGCACATTTCTTAGAACAAAAAGTTTCTTTTTGATTTTTAATTCTAGAAAGATGAACAAGATATTTTTCTCCACATATTCCACACGTTTTTTCAGTTTTTGTGGTACGAAATTTAACCTGGCATTCTCTAGAACAAAACAAGTTTTTATGTCGTTTAATTTGATATGGATAAACGTTTATAGATTTTTTGCAATTAGCACATTGAGTAATCATAAACATAACTATACAAGATGGACGAATAAAATACAACAACCTTCGGAGGTTTAGATGGACAAAGTAAAAAGTGATAAGTCATCTGCCAAAGGAATGAACTTAAAAGATAATACACAGGCAAGTCCTGTTAAGTCTATTAACACTAATTCTGAACAGTATGACGTTAAAAGAATAAAAAAATACTCTTGTGGTACTAAGGGATACTCTTCCCAAGCATTACCAAATAGTATTTAAGGAGAAATTATGGTCCAAGAGACTGGGGAAACCCGCGACGCAATTATTGAAGACGATAATAAAGAAATACAGGCAATTATTCAATCTAATAAGGACAAAAGAGATCCATATTGGATTGTTATATTTGCTAAACCGTCCAAAGTTAACGTAGATGGGAAGCCCACATTGGTAAAAATTATTAAAGCGTACAACATTAAACCACCACCAAGTGTGGGAATGATCGTTGGAGAGGTTGACAATACCAAAGGAACAATAAGTTGGGATGTCAATATGCCTCAAAAACCGTTTGATTTTGATGCGCTTCAATTAGTAGGAGCAAAGTCCTGTGATGAGGTAGTCGTAGAAACTACATCCATACCAGGAGCATATATAACAAAATAGTGCCGCCGACACTGGCTATTAAACCTGTAAGCCACCAGGAGCCATAACGGGCGAGTTAAAAGGAGATATCCGCGATGACAGAAGAAAATAACGTTTCGGGCGATCACAGTCAGGAAGCCGCCGTTCCACCAGAAGCTGTAGCTGATCAAGTTCAAGCAGGGCAATCAGATCAAAGAGAACAATCAGATCAAAATCAGAGTGTTCCATTATCTGCTTTGCAATCTGAAAGAGCGAAGAGACAGCAGATGGAAGATGAACTTCGAATGATAAAGGATCATTTGGCCCTTAGTCAAGTTAAGCAACCAGTAACTCAAAAGCAAAAAGATGATTTTGAGGGTCTTGATGATGGAGATGTCATGACAGTCGGAGAGTTTAAAAAGCTCTCTGGAAGCATGGCAAATAAATTCAAGATGACGATTGAAGAACTTAAAATGGCCCAAAAGCATCCCGACTATCAAGAAGTCATTACAAAATATTTACCCGATGTATTGAAACAAAACCCAGGTCTACAAAACACATTACAAACAACTCAGGACTATGAACTTGCATATTACTTAGCTAAGAATTCTGAAAATTATAGAAGTGAGAAAAGGCAAAGTAAGAAGTCAGCTGATGCACAACGCATAGTTGAGAATGCCAATAGGGCAGGAAGTTTATCGAGCATGGGCTCTACTTCGCCAATTTCTCAAGCTAAGAAATGGAAGGACATGTCTGATAGTGAGTTTAAACAAGCTGTAAGTAGGCATTTGGGATAACCAAAATTAGGAGTCAATTATATGACAATGACAACAACAACAGTGTTGCCTCCAGCGGTTCGGGAATACTATGATCGTTTATTATTGATGACAGCGTATCCTACGCTAATTCATACGAAATTTGCGCAACGTAGAATTCTGCCAGAAAAAAATGGAGACACCATTGTATTTAGAAGATATTCAAAACTTGACACAGTGCCTATTCCTTTAGTGGATGGACGTTCTCCTCCAGGAGCACCTCTTTCTGCTACAGATATCAAGGCTCGTGTCAGCTTTTACGGTAAAAGTGATTTAAGCTTTGCAGCTTAGAAATTGCCGTAGTAAAATGATTCTGAATTCGGGGAAACTCCGCAAAGGACAATCCCGAACCAATCCGTAAAGGAAGGTGTAGAGACTAAATGTTTAAAAATCGATTAGAGTTTAAAGGAGCAGTAATAGGGATGTGTTTAGGAGATGGGCATCTAAGAATACCGAAAGGAGGAATAAATGCTCAATATAGCATGACTCACTGCACAAAACAAAAAGAATATATGATGTACAAAATACAAATGCTAGAACATCTAACATCATGTTGGAGTAAAGAGGGATCTTCTACCATAGATGGTAAAGTATTTCAAAATTATAAGATGCAAACAAAATCACATCCATTTTATACAAAATTAATGGATCATTTGTATTTCGACAAACGACGTACAGTTGATGAACATATAATGAAATGTTTAACGCCATTAGGATTAGCATTATGGTATCAAGATGATGGTACCTTATATCAAAATGATAATTTTTTAGTTCCTGTTATTTATACTTATGCTTATTCCAAAACTGAAGTAGAAATGATGTGTCGTATGCTTCAGAAAAAATTTGGATTGCAATGGAGATGCAATAGACATGGTGAATATTTTTGTATGAGACTAAGAAGATCAGACAGAAAACCATTTTATGATTTAATTAGACCATATATTCATCCTTCAATGGAATATAAATTAAAAGATGATGGACAGAGACCAAGAGCAGATAGAGGTGAAAACTTTACTTTAAACTGCAACCATTGTGGCAAAGAGTTTGATGTTGAATATAGACATAGAAAAATACGTAAATTTTGTAGCTCTAAATGCTATCATGATAGTCGATTGAATAAACAAGAGGAATCACATGTTTAATAAACGTGTAAGATATAGTCCGAACCTATTAGTAATAATAGGAACCAGAAGAAATTACTGGTCGCTCGAAAGAGTAGTAACAAAAAGAATTTCGTGACAATTACTAATCAAGTTCAGTTAACCGTTTCATACTTAGGCGGTTATAAAACCTTTTCTAATTGCTTGGAAGCCGCAGCGTAAAGACGGTGGCGACAAGGTCGAACCCCTCGGGGACGATAAACGACTAAACGAAAGGGCTCCTTTATAGGAGATGCGATAGTCTGATCCAGCTACGAAAGAGTTGGAGGGAGAGTCGAAGAACTTTCCCCGCCATAGTAATATGGTCAGTAGGTGTAAAAACTGAAAGTAACAGGAAGCGAAGACAGGGTTAATGTAAAGGCTCTGTATAAATTTTCTCTGATTGACATGGACACCTACGTTACTCAGGAAGCTGCGTAATATGGCAACATGGGCGAAGGTTATTTAAAATGGTTAGTATAAGTATGTTTCTTAAATCTAGAGTTAGGTTGAGTCATTTGATGACGAGGTTTTTCTCGTACTTCAAGGATATGTGGAGGCTGTTTAATAGGTCCGCAACTTCCTGTTCGAGAAATCGTTCCTCTCATTTCCAATCGATTTTTATTGTATTTAGTTATTCTGCCTCCAAATGTTTTAAGAATCCATTCAAGTACTTCCATGCAATTGTTAGATATTTTAAGAAATGAAAACAATATTAAATACCACGCTAAACGACTGAGCGAGAAAACCCGAATGGGAAGCGACAGTCTGACCTCTTCTGTAAAGGAAGAGAGGGAGAACCGAAGAGTTTTCCCCGCCATAGTAATATGGTCAGTAGGCGTAGCTAAGCCGAAAGTAACAGAATGCTTAAACGAATCTGCAAGATTATTATCGCAGAACTTAGCACAAACAATGGACGAAGTAACAAGAGACGTACTTGCTAGTACATCTTCTGTACTACTGTGTAGTAATGGTATTAACGGTGAAACACCAACTGAATTAACTAAAGCTGATATTGATGCAGCAGTTAAAACTTTATTAGGTAATGATGCTGAAATGATCTCAGAAGTAGTAACTGGTACTAATGCTTATGCAACTAGCCCAGTAAGACCTGCATTCTGGGGGTATATGGATACTGATTTATTAGATGATCTAGAAGCTTGCGCTAACTTTGTTAACTCAAGTAACTACGCGTCACAACAAACTGTTCTAGATGCAGAATGGGGCTCTACAGGCAACGTTAGATGGTTATATACATCAGCAGGTTCTGTAAGCGCAGCAGCTACACCAGTATACAATAATGTGATTGTTGGTAAAGAAGCATATGCAGTTGTTCATCTAAAATCTGAAACAGGTGATTTCTATGTAGAACCACTTGGATCAGGTGGAAGCGCTGATCCTTTACATCAAAGAGGAAGCGTGGGTTGGTCGCACCCCTTCGTAGCTCGTATTTTAAATGATGCCTTCATGTTAAATTTAATGGCAACTCATTCGTAATTAATAATTTATGAATTATTTGAATAAAAAATGATGATTTGAATAAAAAATGAATATAAGGTTATACCATACAACATTGTTGGAGGTATAATGAAGAAATGTTCTAAATGTAAAAAGGAAAAAGATTATGACGGATTCTATAAAGACAAGAAGACAAAAGATGGATACAACGGTATCTGTAAGCTTTGTCGTCTTGAAATGGATAGAAAACGTCGTGAAACAGATCCAATTTGGGTTCTTAAACGTAAAATGCAAAATGCAAAATATCATGAAGATAATCGTGAAAAAATTGCAGAACGTAAACGTATTTGGAGATCTCAAGAACATGTTAAGAAAAGACATTCTGAACTTACATTACAATGGAAAAAAGCAAATAGAGATAAAGTACATGCTCATTCAGCAGTCGAACGTGCTGTTAAATCAGGGAAAATTATTCCTAAGCAACTTTGTGAAGTTTGCGGATCTTCAGGAAGACTTGAAGCTCATCATCATGATTATACAAAGAAGCTCGAAATTATATGGTTATGCAAAGTATGTCATTCTAAATTAACATAAAAAGGAGGTTAAAATTATGACACAGATGAAAGTTTGGACATGGACTAATCCTGCAGCTGCGGTTGTTAGGAATGAATCTATAGGATTTACAGTAGATCAAATCACTGTAACTAACGTAACAGATGGAGTTCAGTATTACTGGGATTCATCAATGACAAATGGTTACTACGTAACAGTAGATACTGGAGTGGTAACAACATCTAATGGTTTTACACCATTAGCACAATCTACAGCAGTTGGAGCTACGATAAGTGGTTTTACTAACGCATCACCAGGTGTTATTACAGTTAATGACACTAGTACATTTGGTTTTGCTGCTGGAGATACAATAAAAGTATCAGAATTAGCTGATGATTTAACAGGAGACGAGAGCTTGAATAATACATTCACTGTTGCTTCTGTAACTGCAACGACTATTACACTTGTTGAAGATACATCAGTTACTGGATACAGTGTCTATGTATCTGGCGGTATTGTAACAAGAGTTAGCGATACTGATGGAACACCAATTGCTTTAGAAAACCAGGCTATCCTAGGAATTACTCTTGGAACAGGCGTGGTTGGCGGAAATAACGATGTTATGACTGCAGTTGCTATTGGTTCTAACGTAGTATTATAGATTTAAAATCTATATAAAAACATAAGTGAAGAGGATCTAGTATCCTCTTCCTTTTTATAACGCGAGGATAAAAATGAGTCAATTAGAACATCAAAAAGTAAAGTTAGAATCCCTTCAAAAGTTGCCTATCATTGGTAAGCAACCAGCGGATGAAAAGGAAGAAAAATTCCTTCGGGAGATCTGTGAATTTGAGTTCATGAATATTGAAGAACCTGGTCTCTCTCATAGATTTCCTTATGGAAATTCAAAAAGAAACCATAATTTTACGCTATTTCATGGGGGTAAATATAAACTTCCTAGATTTATTGCGCATTGGATAGAGTCAAGAACTACGCCTATTTGGGATTGGCGTCCTGATGGAGTTGGAGGGTTGACTAAAAAACTAATAGGAAGAAATCCTAGGTTTCAAATGAGACAAGTATACGGAGGATAAAATGAGCCATCTTTGGACTTTAGCAGAAATACGTCAAAAAGTTAGACAAGTAACTGGCAGATTTAGTGAAGACGATTTATCAAACAATCAACTAGATGATTATATAAATAAATATTATTTATATACATTTCCAGCAGAAGTAAAGCTCGAACAGAAACATACGTATTATGAATTTCAAACTATAGCGAATCAAGCTACTTATGATGTTCCGGATACAACATATACTAATTACGAACCGCCAGCTACTGTAAATAACTTATCGATGCTTTGGTACCAAGATAGAGCTAAATTTGAAGAGGAAAATCCTCTTCAATATACATTTTCTACTCCTTGGACGGGTGATGGAGCTACCGTTACTTTTAGTACAACTATTAGCGGATTCCCTATTTATCCGTCCACTTTAACTATTTCTGATAATACAGAAACATTTGAAGACACAACAACGACTTACACAACCTCTGATATTGATCTCACAGGGTCAGACGGTGGTACAGCGACCATTAACTATAGCACAGGTGTAGTATCAGTTACATTTAATGCCGCTCCTTCCTCTGGGCAAGATATATACTTAAATTATGTATTATTCAAATCTAATAGGCCAGAGGCGATCTTATATTTTAACAATCAATTTCAATTATATCCAGTGCCTGATCAGACTTATGTTATTAAAATGTCTGGTTATAAAATTGTAACGGCCTTTGTGAACGCAACAGATACTCCTGACTTAAATGAATGGGGTCCATGTATAGCATACGGAGCTTCTAGAGATATTTTCTCTGATTATGGAGAGAATGATGCATATGCAGAGACAACTGCGTTATATAAAGAACAGGTGAGATATATACTAACAAGAACAGAACAAGATTTATTAAATACAAGGGCTATGCCTAACTTTTAACAAACAATGAGGGAATTATGGCTTGGGATAAAACTTTGCCCCAGGGATCAACAAAAATAAGAAATTTAGGAGATGTAATAACTCCTAATTGGGATGCAATCGAAACAGCCGATTCAACTTTTTTGCCGCAGGCTTTGAATCTTGCTGATAGGGATGCTTTAGCGATAGCTTCTGACCCAACTGCAATAGCTGATAGTGTAATCTTATATTCAAAGCAAGATGCAGCGGGAAACCCTCAAGCTTATTTTATAGATCCTTCTTCTAATGTGATACAAATGACTACTGGTCTTCCTATAGGAGCGGCTACGGGATCATCTAATCTTCCTGGTGGAATTATTATAAAATGGGGGCCTTGTAATGCTAACGGCGCAGGTTTAATTAATACTTTTACAACTCCTTTTCCTAATGCTTGCTGGGTAGTTATTCCAGTTGGAACTAATACTGCGCAGCCTACTAATGTAATTAAACCAACATTATTAACAGTAAATAAGTTTACTGCTGTTTCTCCAGCAGGTGAAGCTGGATATTATATTGCAATAGGAAATTGAGGATTTAAAATGAATATTTCTCCATTTAAAACTGGCTTAGATACCGATATGGAGCCTTGGATAGCTCCTGCTGATTCATTTAGTGTATTAGATAATATACATATAAAACATGGGTATCTTCAAAAGCGAGAAGGTTTTACAAAATTTGCTGATTTAGAGCCGATGGCAGCTGGTATAGCTATTTCTGATATAACAAACGCTAGCAATGGAGTTGTTACCACAGGTATTCACGGTTATACAACTGGAGATAAGGTCTATATTGACTCAGTTTTAGGAATGACCGAAGTAAATAACAAGATATTTACAATAACAGTTTTAAGTCCAACAACATTCGCCCTGGGAATTGATACAACAAGTTTAACTCCTTATGCAGGAGCTGGCACATCAGCTCTAATAGATGATACTACAGATAGAGTAATGGGAATCACTAGGTATATAGAAGCAGCTGGAGGAAAAACTACAATAGCCTTTAATACAAAAAGAGCATATAGACTTAATACAGCAGCTACTCCTGCTATATTTGTGCAACTCGATCTAGCTGATATATTGAGTGGTGATGAATATGATTTTATATGGTCAGCTAATTGGCAGTCGGGCGGCGGAACTAATAGGTTATATTTTACTAATGGTAAAGCCGGAACTCCAGGTGGAGCTGCCACTGTAGATGGCATTCGATACTATGATTCTACAGTAAGTACTACGGCTACAACTGCATTTAATCCAGTATTAAGTCCAGCCGCTCCAGCAGTACAGAGAATTTTAGATGGTGGTAAATTAATTTTTTCTTTAGGACAACGTCTTATAGTACTGGGAACATATGAATATAATGCTTCTACGGGAGCTACTACATACAATCCTCAGCGGGCTAGATGGTGCGCTAAGCAAAATCCAGGAAATTGGAATGACGTAGTAGCAGGAGGAGGAGGATTTACGGATGCTGCAACTGGCGACCAGATCATCTCGGCTAGACAATTGCAAAATCAAATAATTGTCTTTTTCAGCAATTCTGTTTGGTCATTAACTCCGACTTCCGATCCTAATAGGGCGTTTAAATGGCAGAGAATAAATAATTTTAGAGCTGCTGAAGGAAAAATGGCATCTGTTGGTTATGATAGATATGCTACATCTTTAGGAATAAGAGGAATTACAGCTACAGATGGAGTAGAAACAAGAAGAATAGACGAAAGAATTAGCGATTTTTGTATAGATGAGATTAATGTAAACGAATTTGAAAAGGTTTTTTGCGAAAGAAGTTATAATGAAAAGAGATGGTGGACGCTATATAATAAAAAGGATACATCTAGTACTGAAAATGAATCAGCTTTGATTTATGACGATGATTCAGGTGCCTTTTCTACTTATAAAATAGATATGAATTGTTTAGGATATGGAAATTTATCTATAGATTATACTTTAGATGATTTCACGTTAGCTAATAATCTTGATAAATCACTAGATGAGTTTAGTGACGAGACTTTACTGTCTTATTTCTTTTTAGATAACCAAGAAATCTTTTTAGGAGGAGACATATTTGGATCAATATATCAGTTAGAATCAGGAACTTCTGATGATGGATCATCAATAGATTCAGAATTTATAACTGCTGGATGGAATCCTTATAAAGATCAAAACAAGGAAGCTAGATTTCAATATGTAGACATTTATTTTGATACAGATGTTAGGACAAAAGGATCAGTTAGTTTTTATAAAGATACTGATCAATCACCATATATAACAAGACAAATAGATTTCTTACCAAATTTACATTTTATTACTAAAATAATAGGAGCTACTAATACTAATCCTGTAAGCCTAGAAGCGCCCAACCATGGCCTATCAACAGGTGATGAGATATATATTTATGGGGTTGAAGGAATGGAAGAAATAAATAGTGGTGAAAGCTCTACTTCTTACACCGTGACAGTAGTAGATTCTAATAATTTTACATTAGACGGAATAGACGGAACAAGTTTCAATGTATTCTCAAATGGTGGCGGGGTTTATAAAAAATTGTTTTTTAAAACTAAGACATGGAAAAGAGTATATGCGGGAGGAGTTGGATTCCAGCATATTATGAAATTCAGCTCAGAAGGAATAAACCGTCCATTTAGAATTCACGGTTTTTCTCCTAAGTTTATACCAATAGGAAGGAGAACAACAAACTAATGAGCTTACCATCAAATATAACTTTACCTTTAAGAGTAGATTATAAAAATGATGAAGATCTAGATAGATATCTTCGTGATTTAGTGTATGAATTACAGGGAATGTATGAAAACCTTACAGATAACATAAATGGTTACATACGGAATAATGCAGATATAGATCAATCACAATGGCTACCAACACTTAATGGAACAGCTCCAGGAACATTTACTTACACTAGTCAATATGGATGGTCTATTAGACAAGGAATTTATACTGAAGTTTTTGCTGATATTACATGGACATCGACAACCGCTGGGGGAAGCTTATACTTAGAATTGCCCTATTTAGTAACTTTTTCAGAAGGAATGCCTTTTGTAGGAACAGTACAAGCTTCAAACATATCATTTGGAGCAGGAAAAACAAATTTAGTTATTAACGCAATACCCAATACATATCAAGGTGAGATTTGGTCAATAGGATCAGGAGCTGCTACAACAAATCTAGCAGTACCAGCGTCTGGCCGTTTAATAGTTTATCTTAAATATATTGGGATTGAATCCGAATAGGAAAAATATGAAAAAAATAGAAGAACTCAGATGGGTAAGAATATTTACCATTGAGCATTTACCAAACTATTTAGTAGAACAGGTTAGGCATAGAACCTACTCTGTTGAAGAATTTTATAAATATCAACAGCTAAACTTATTAATGCAGGGAGAAGAGGGAATTAAATTAAACCCATTTAATCATGTTTATATATTAGCTGATACTGAAAATTTAGTTAAAGGGTTTGTTTGGTTAACAATTGATCCTTTATCAAAGGATATTATCATACAAACATATTCAGTAGACAAAGATTATTGGGGTAGAGGACAAGCAGTAAAGAAACTTATAGATCATGTTATGGCGATTCGTAACAAAGCAAAATTAAATAAAGTTTTTTGGTTAACTCCTTATCCTAAGCATAGTATGAGATATGGTTTTTCTCCTTCTAAGCAGATATTAATGGAATATGATCCATCAGCTAAAATGAAAGAGAAAAAAGAAGAAATTAAAAAAGAAGCTATAGCTAGCTAATAATGAGCAACACATTATACATAAAGTTGCATGGAGGTAATTATAGGACAGACACTTTTAGGAGGCGTAGAAAATAAAGGAAATTTAGATTTGCTTTCGCCAGAACAACAAAATTATCTAAGCCAGGCAATGGGTGGTTTTAGTAAAATGGCTCAGCCACAAAATCAACAACAATTTCAAAATATGTTTCAACAGTCTTTTGTTGATCCTTCTCAACAGTTATTGCAAAGACAAATAATTCCTGGAATAAAAGAACAATTTATGGGATTAGATGAAACAGGATCATCTGCTTTAAATCAAGCTTTATCACAAAGTGCTACAGATCTAAGTACATCATTAGGTTCTCAATTAATGAACCAATATAACTTAGGTCAAAACAGACAATTAAGTGCGTTGCAAGGATTAGGTGGTGTAGCAGGACAACGAACTTTTTCACCAATGATACATGAGCAACAAGGTATTTTAGGCAATATTATAGATATGCTTGGTAAATTAGGTGGTGGATTTTTAGGAGGAATATAAAATGGTTACTAAATTAACTTATGATTCTGGATTAGGTCAAGGGTTGAGTAGTTTAGGAGCGGCTCTAGGAGAGGCCTTAAAGATTAGAAGCGCTAATGAACAACTTAAAAATATACTTAATCCTCAAGGGTCTCAAAATATTAAATCTGCACAAGACTTTGCTAATGATGAAGGTTTTAGGAACAATTTTCTAGATGTTCTAAAACAATATGAAAACGAAACTGGCGAAATGGTTGATCCTGAACAAGTAAATTTTATGTGGAACGCATCAGTTCAAAAAGCACAGCAAGAGCAACAACAAGCTCAAAGCGCAACTCCTCAATATAATATGCAACAATTGGCTGCAATTGCTCAAAGAAATCCGCAATTAGCTAGTATGTTGCAACAAAATCAATTAACACAACAAAAAATGGAACAACAAAGAGAATTAGCCCAAGAAAAAAGAGCGTATCAATCTAATGAGCCATTTTTTAAAGAAGTTGATACATTAAGAAATAGTATCCCAAACCAAGAAGTAAATCTTTTAAGAATCGGAAATGTATTAAACTCTAAAGATCTTGGGTCGTTAAGAAACTTAGCGTCCGAAGTTTTTTCAAATAAAATACCGCCTGAATATATAGCTACAGCTTCTGCAAATGAACTAAAGTCAGCTGTTAAAGATGCTTTTGTAGCTGATCTAAAATCGCTTCCTTCTGGATCTAGATTGAATCAGTTTATTGAGAAAAACTTACTATCAGCTCTTGAATCACCATTGAAAAGCCCAGAGAACAATCAAATAATTTTAGAAGCCCAAAAATTTGATTTAGAAAAAAATAAGAAAAAAGTCGAAATAACAGACAGATTATTAGATGCTTATGCTAAAGCAGGAAGAGAACCTCCCGCTCGTATTGCAAGAGAAGTTGATAGACAATTAAAGCCATTTGTAGATCAACAAATTAAAGATTTAACAAAAAAAATCATGGATATTAAAGAAGGAAATATATCATCTTTTGGCTCTCAGGCAATGGATATTGCTAAAGAAAGAATAACTGGAAGAAGACCAGAAGCTGGAAATATATGGATGTTATCTCCAACTGGAGATATAAAGCAAGTTCCTAAAAATTTAGTAAAACAAGCTATCGAAGCAGGTGGGAGTTTAATAAAATGACAAGTTCTTTTAATTGGGATTCATTACAAGGCATAGATACAAATATAACTACTGCTACTTCTCAGGTAAATCAGGATGAAGGGTTTTCTTGGGAAGCTATGGAAGGCATTAAAGAAAAAACTAAAGCTAAACAAGCAGCCGAAGTAGGCATTGAATCGATTAAAGGATTAGGAAGGATAGGAGCCCGTGGAGCTGCCTCTCTTTTATCCGCTCCAGCAAAAGGAATAGGTGGGCTTTTACAGTTATTGTCACAGTTAGGTGAAGAAGGAAAACCTGGAGAGGTAAAAGGCGCCGGTACTAGAACAATAAAAAATATTGGAGACTGGTTTCAAAGAATAGGATCAGAAGGTCAAGAACAATTAAAAACCCAAATTGAAAGCTTACTAGGAACCCCCTACGGAAGCGGAGAAGAGGCTTTGAGTGGTCTAACTGAAAGAATTGCAGATATATACGGAAGAGGACCATTTAAAGGAATGGTTGCTCCTTCAATAGCAGGTGGAGCTGCTGGAGAAGCAGTAAAACAGCTAGGAGGTGGAGAACAAGCCCAACAAATAGCTGAGATAGGTGGTATTTTTGGCCCAAGTATTGTAAAAGGATTACCTAATCTTATTAAAAAGCCAATAACATCAAAATCTGGATTAAATTTGCCTAAAATAGCAGAAGAAACTAGCGATAAACTAAGAGGCATAAAGCCAAAAGTGCTTAGAAGCAGGAAAGAAGAATTATATAAAAATGTATCTGATCAATCTGAGAATTTAATAGGAAAGATTAAAGTTGAGAAACTTCCTTTAAGCAAGGAAATTGAAGAGGGAGTTGATGTTGTCGGAAGAACTCAAAAAAACCTTGAAAAGGTAAATAAAATAGCCTCAAAAATGACGAATAAAATAGAACCAGTTTTAATCTCTGATTATCTCAATGAAATAGAAAATAAGATCCAATTCGGAGGAGTTCCTACAGGAGAACAAAATGATATTTTGAAGTTAGTTGATAAATATAAAGAAAAATTTGGAGAGTTACAAGGAGGAACTAGATTCTATACTCCTTCTCAATACTTAAAACAATTTAGAAATATAAATAAAGATTTAAATAATTTATATCAAACTAAATTTGTACATGGTGAAAGACTGGATACTATGCGATTTTATGAGGGACTAAAGGGTGAGATAACTAAAACTCTAGAAGAAGGAACGCCCGAATCTTTTACTAATTTATTTAAAGAGGCAAATAAAGACTTTTCTCAGGTTAGCAGAATTGAAAGATTTGATAAGATAATGGAGTCAGTTACTGATAATGGAATTATAAACGCAAATAAACTCAATTCCTATATATCAAATCCTAAAAAAGCGAATGTTTTACAAAAGCAAATAGGAAAACAAGGTTTTGATAAATTAAGACTAATATCAAAAGACTTAAGTAAAGTGCAAAATAAACTTAAACTTGTAGGCGAATTAGGCTTACCAGAAATAATTAAATCATCTCTTACATATGGTGCGTTAAGTTGGCTTGGAGTTCCAAAAGGAATAATGAGGGTGGCGGCTGGTGGTAAAAAATTAGCTGAATTAGGAAGAGGCTATATGTTAACATCTCCACAAGGAGCTAGAGATGTCTCTAACTTTTTAAAGGCGGTCCAATCAGGTAGCAAAAAAGCCATTAGGTCTTATTTACTAAAGATGGACAGAAATGCTAAAAAGCATGAGGACTCTAAGAATCCCAAATAGCCCATAGTGAACCAATTCCTAATAAGAATCCAAAATAACCAGGTGTACACGCTGACCAAATTATTGCTCCTATTGATAATATTGTCCTGATGATCATATTATTTCCTCCTTTTTAGTCTCCTAAAATTATACCTAATTGAACAAGTTTATCTTCAACTTCATCAATAGATCTTTTACCCATGTTTTTAATTTTTTTAAGTTTAGTTTTTGTTAATTTAGACAATTCTTCTGCATTTTTTATATTTAAAGACTTTAAACAATTTAATGTTCTTATAGAAAATTCCATTTCTTCAGTTTTTAATAGTTCTAAACTCATGGGCAATCTATTTGAAGTATTTAATTCTTTAGTTTCTTGTTTAATATCATCTTCTAAATGAGATTCAATCCATTCATCAAATAAGTCCTCCCTTATATAAATTCTTCTTCCGATTTTCCTGACACTTGAAGAGAGACCATTATCTTTTCTCTTAGTAATGAAATGTTGTATTTGTCCTTTAGTAAAAGGATACTTATCGTTTTCTACGATATTATTTATAGATACATACTTTATCATTTATATTTTCTCTTTAAAGTTAAAAGTTAATTGAAGGGGATTTGTTAAATACATATATTTCATCTTTGTTATATTAATTATACGCTTATGGACGATGGCATGACAAGAATGACATAACACTCTAAAATTAGAAAATTCATTGTTTGTCCTATCTTGATCTATATGATGAACTAATAAATTATGACTTTGTCCACATCTTTCACATTTATGATGACATTGCCTGTAAATATTTAATTTTTTACACATTCAGTTTACTCCTTAAATAATTATATATAGGCGTTGTAGATTTAATGCCCAGAACTCGCTTTATTTCGCATTTTGATCTACCATTGAGTATATATGTGTCTATAAGCTCTTTTTGTTCTGATCTTAATATAAATGGCCTTCCTAAAGATTTTCCTCTTCTTTTAACTGCTTTCAATGCCTCTTTAGTGCGTTCTGATATTAAATTACGTTCAAACTCAGCAAACGATGAAATTATATGAAACATTATTTTTCCTGCTGCCGATCTTGTATTTATTTCTTCAGTTAATGACACGAAGTTTATATCATTTGTATCAAAATGTTTAATGAGTTGAATTAAATGTTCAACAGACCTTCCTAGTCTATCTAATTTACAAACAACAAATGTATCATTAGGTTTTAAAAATGCTAAAGCTTTTTCAAGTTCTGGTCTTTTAATAGCCCTAGTTGATATTTGTTCACGATATATATTTCGATCATCGATTCCATATTTTAATAAAGCATCAATTTGTTGATCTAAAACTTGAGAGTCTGTTGAAATGCGAGCGTATCCTACTAACATGATTTTTAACCCAACAAAATTAATAAAAATCAATTTTAATTAAAAAGACATTTAAACGCAATTATTTTACTGGATAAAATTTATTAAAATAATTTATTTATATTGTGCATTTTATGGCCGTTAAAAATCATCCTAATGTTTTATAACACTATTATAAAACATTTTTTTAATGTTCTTTTTTAATTAAAGCGATGCTAATATGTTCCCGTTATTTTCAAGAATATTTTATAAAGGAGAAGTTCTATGAGTAACATAACACGTATAATGGAAAACAATAAAACCTTTGGTTTCCCTAATTTTAATGATTTCGGTCAAAACTGGAGTCCTACTCTTAAAAGCATAGCTAAAAGAGCCCTTATTGTAAGCCTTCCTATTATTGCAACAGCCGTAGCACTTAATAGTATTCCTACAGCTGAAGGCGCTATAAATAATAGCGGACCTTTAGTTGATTATGGGACTGCTACTTATGCGTCTTGTGTAGCTGGTTGTATGGGAATGCCAATAGGACCTTTTAGAGCAGGTTGTTTATTAGCTTGCCTACCTTTCCTAGCACCCAACCTTCCTTAATATAATATCCTCTTAACTTAAAACCTTCTTTGTATTAATATTATTAAATAATTCAAGGAAGGTTATTTCTATGATAGAAAGAAACAAAAAAAAAGACATTAAGCAACTCATTGAATGTTATGCTTTAAATGATGATCAGCTTTATGAAGTAATTCCACCTTTTGTATACGCTGCTTTAGGATCTAGAGGAAGCAAAATTTCATCTGATGAAATAATAAAGGTTACTATTGAACACATATTAAAAAATAATTTTATAGAAAAATATATCCCAGCTTTTAATGAGATGTTTACGCATTCTGAAATAAAATTTCTAATTGATTGCTATACTTCAGTGATAATGAGAAAATTTTTAAGAGCAAAAGACCTTTTCATTCCAATGTTTCAAGAATTTAACTCTATTATAATAGATACTATAGAAAAAAGAGAAAGAAACTGTAAAAAAGTTTAAATAGTATCTTTGCAGTCTTTAGTTTTAATTTTAGAATGTTTTATGAGGAATTCACGCAATGCTTGATTAACTATAAAGTTCATTGTTTTTCCATGATCAGCTGCTAGTTTTTTTAATTCAGTATGCTTTTCTCTACTAAGTCTAATTATAAAGACTTTATCATTACATATAGTCATTCTTGAAATGCTCCAACGATTAAAGTGTGTTTGATTTTATCTTTATGTTTTTATTTTGATATAAAAATATCATTATTATTCTTTATTTACAAACAACAATATAAAAGAAATGTTAAAAATGTTATTATATTGTTAAAGGCCCGAGCCATATTAGGGCAGTTTAACACACGCGAGGATACAATGGTAAAAAAAATATACAAGGCATATTGTGCCGAACTTCCTTTTGTTGAAGTCCCTCATATGCCATTTAACGCCCCTAGGGCACCTAGTACAGCTGATACAGAATTTGCTATCGGTGATTTATGGATTTATAAACCAACAGTAGACACTGGAAGCTCATATGTTTTCTGTGGATTAAATTCAACTGGAGGAGCCATATGGGTTCTTCAAAGCCCTGGAGCTTCAGACGTAGATACAATTAATGGTTTGTCTCCAGCTTTAGGAAATATTGTAATTGACGGTGGAACCAATATTACAGATGTAAATGTTGGAAATACAGTAACTCTTAACTTAGATGCAGCAATCACGTTAGCAACAAGTGTTACTTCACCATTGTATACAGCTTCAGCGGCTGATGTAGCTATAACAGCTCCAGCAGGACAAGATATAGTATTAAAAGTTGGAGATGCTGGAGGACTTAACAAATTAAGCCTTCTTGATTCAGCAGATTTAGAAGTATTTGCTGTAGATTCAACTGGTAGTATGACGTTTGCAGGACTAACAGTAGCAGGAGCTTTTACACAAACAGGCGGAGCTGCTAATATTGGAATGGATAACGCTGCTAATGCGGTAAATATTGCAGGTGGAACAGCAGCAAGAGCTATCACTATAGCAAGTGGTTTAGCGGCTCATACTTTAGCAGTAGGATCAGCAGCAGCAGGAGCTATATCAATAGATACAGCAGCAGGAATAAGCTTGGATGGAGCAACAGCTTCTAATTTTACAGTAACAGGAGCTGGTCAAGATTTGACATTATCATCATCAGGTGGTTCAGTTTATATTGTAGGTGATGAAGCTGCAGCTAATTCTATTTATCTACATGCTTCAAACGTAGCAGGCGGTATAGATGTAGACTATGGATCAGGGGGCTTAACAATAGACGGAGTCGGCGGAGCATATGCTATTACATCTAACACTGCATCATCTGTTGGGGTAACAGGAGCTGGCATTGATTTAACACTCTCATCAGCTGCAGGCCGTGTATCTATTAACGGTGAAGAAGCGGCTGATAATGCTATTACAATGGCCTCTTTAGCCGGTGGTCTAGACGTTGATGTTGCACTTCAAATGAATTTAGCCTCTTCAGAATTAGCAGCAGATGCTATAGTTCTTAATGCAAGCAATGGTGGTATTGATTTAACAGCAGGAGCAAGTGATCTAGATATAACAGCTACAGGAGCATCAGTTGTAATAGACGGAGGTGAAGCGGTAGCAGACGCTGTAACCATTACTTCATCAAACCTTGCTGGTGGTATAGATATAAATGCTGGGACTGCTGGCGCAACAATAGACTCAACAGGGGCTATTTCTTTAGATGCTGCAGCAGCTTCTAACTTTGGTGTAAGTGGAGCTGGTATTGATCTAACTTTATCAAGTGCAGCTGGTAGAGTTGTACTTAACGGTGAAGAAGCGGCTGATAATGCTATTACAATGACCTCTTTAGCTGGTGGTCTAGACGTTGATGTTGCACTTCAAATGAATTTAGCTTCTTCAGAAGCTGCAGCAGATGCTATTGTACTCAGTGCTTCAGCAGGCGGTATAGATATAACAGCTGCCGGTGCAGGAAGTGATGTAGACATCACTTCTTCAGGTGGTTCAGTTAATATAGAAGGTGCAGAATCAGCTGGAGATGCTGTTGTTATAAAAGCTACAGGTATTGCTGGCGGCATTGATCTAGAAGCTGGAACAGGAAAAGTATCTTGTAATACTAATTTTGTATTAGGTACTGCGGCGACTCAACTTGAAATGAATGGTGGAGCAGCTACAGACTTTATTGGAACAGCTACTTTAGTAAACGGTCAAGTAACAATAGCTAATACAAACATTGCTGCAACTGACAGAATCTTTATTCAAAGATCAGCAGTTAATGCTTCTACAGCATTAGGTAATATTATATATACAATTTCAGCCGGAGTTAATTTTGTAGTTGAATCTAAAGATTTATCTACACCAGCGAATGATGAAACTGGAGATCAATCTAGCTTTGTTTACTTTATAGTAAGACAAAACTAGTAGTTATTTTTATAACTTTAGGGCTGTTTTAAAATATCTAAAATAGCCCTAATAGAATTAAAAAATAATTAAAAATGTACGGAGAAAAAAAATGAGTAATAGCGGACAGAACAGACCGTTTAAATATGGATCTAATGACAGACGAGAGTTTATCGTTCAAGAATCAGAAGTAACAATAAGATCTATAAACGATAATAATGGCAATCCAGTTTTTTTAGGAAGAGCTAAAGTAGGAACATTAGAATCTGAAGAAAAATGGCATATTCGTAAAATTACATATGATTCTAATCAAGGAATAAGCAGCGTTACATGGCCTGTTAATGCTTCTGGCCAAGCTACTGCAGACTTTGAATTTATCTGGAATAGTGAAACAGATTTAATAATAACAGGAATAACACAGGCTAATCCTGGAGTTGTAACAGTTTCCTCTTTAGGAGATTTAACAAACGGAGATAAAATAGTAATTCAAGATGTTACAGGAATGACTGAAGTTAATTTTAACGGAAGTAACATTTATACAGTAGCGAATATAAATGCTGGAGCAGGAACTTTTGAGTTATTAGGAATTAATACTACTACATATGGAGCTTACACCTCAGGTGGAAGTGTAATATATGGAGAAGTAACTAACTACACTTATTCATGAGGAAAAAATGGGCTATAGATATAATGTTATTACAGGAGAATTAGATTATTACGATTCTTCTGCTGAAGTTGGAAATGATATAACTCAAATAGATGCAGATACTGGTAGCGCACTTCCGTCTTCAGGAATTGTTAATTTAATAAGTGCTAATAATATTAGTACTACTGCCTCTGGAAATACAGTAACTATTTCAAATTTAGCTGATATTTCTAAATATATTGTAGATCAAACTGTAGGAGCAACTTCTTACCAAACAATTCAATCTGCTTTAGATGCTGCAAATGCAGCAGGTGGAAATGCTACCGTTTATGTAAGACATGGAACCTATACAGAAGATCTTACTTTATATGATACTGTTTTTATAGAAGGTCAAACAGAAAGCGGAACTATAATTTCTGGAAGTCATACACCTCCAAATTCAGGAATAGTAAATATAAGAAAAATAACATTCGAAGATGCTTCTTCTATATTTGATTCAGCTGCAGCAGGATCAACTACACTTTTAATTGAAGATTGTACTTTTAGTGTTACAAATGGATATAGTTTTAATCTACCAAATTGGACTGGATCTATAGCCATTTTTGATATTGGAAACGGTGGAGTTAATGATGGGTTTTTAAATAATACAGCTGGATGTTCTTTTTTTGCATTTGCAACAGGTTTTGGAAATGGAAGCGCAAATATTATGAATATTTCAGGAACATTTGAAATTACAACAGCTGATTGTATATGTCCTATTAATTTTCAATCAACCGCTTCCGGAGAAATTTTAAATTGTTCATTTGATTTCAATATTACTACATCTGATGATGCATCAGTTTCAATTTATAACTCTAGTTTTAATACTGGCGCAGTTCAGTCTATTACTCATAATTCATCCAATCCTTTAATCTTATCAACAGTTTCAATTAATTCTACAAATAATCCAGCTGTAGGCGGTTCTGGCTCTATAGATATTACTGGAATAGATTTTGTTAATAATAGTGTTTTTGGCGGTGCATTATCATTAAGCGGCGGAAAAAGCGTAGCAGCAACTGGACGTTTATTAAATAGATCTGCAAATGCAGTGGCAGTTTATGCAGGTGGAGGAGAAATTAGCGAGGTTGGTCCTTTAACAGATGGCCAATTAGTAATCGGAGGAACAGGATTACCACCTTCAGCAGCTAACTTAGCTTCAGCAGGTGGAACAGTTGCAATTACTAATGGGGCTGGAAGTATAAATTTAGAAGCTGGAGCAACAACTCCAACCTCATTTGTTACAGATGCAGGAACAGCTACTCCAGCACTTAATATTTTAAATGTTCTAGGTGGATCAAACATCTCAACAGCTGGCGCTGGAAATACATTAACCGTAAATGTATCTGGAACAACAGATCATGCGATTCAAGTTGGGAATGCAACAGGGAGCTTAACATCTGTTGGGCCTGGAAGTACAGGAGAATTACTAGTATCGACTACTGGAGGAGATCCTTCATGGTCAAATACTTCTTATGGAGACTTCTCATTTAATAATATTACAGGAATAGGAGTTCCTAGAACTGTATCAATAGCAAATACTGATGTAAACGTAGCTTCAACAGCAGACTTAAGACTATCAACACCACCTCTTGGCGGTGATAGCATGGTTTCATGGGAAGTACAGGGTTCATTATTTTATGCTGCAGGAGTTGATAACTCGGTAGCTGGAGATCCTTGGAAATTAACAACATCATCACATCCAAGCGCTGGAACAGCAGCTATAACAGTAGATAATGCAACAGCAGCGGTAACTTTATCAGAAGCTTATGAATTTCCGATAGCAGACGGAGCTGCTAATGAAGTTTTAAAAACTGACGGAGCTGGTAATCTTGATTTTGCAACAATTGACTCATTGACAACGGATAATCAAAATGTTTATTACGTTGGAAAACATGGTAATGATGCTAATGATGGGCTAACTATTAATAAGGCGGTTCTTACATTTGGGCAGGCTTTAATTTTAGCAGCAGCAGCAATACCATCGGCAGCTAATAGATTTGCTATAGTATGTTTCGATGATGGAATTTATTCAGAAAACATTACATGTATTCAATATGTAGATATATTTGCTCCTAATGCTGATTTAACTGGAAATATAATGGGTGCAGATGACTGTCATGTTAAATTTAGAGCTCAAAATGTAGCTACAGGACAAACAGGTATTAACAAAACAGTAGGCCTTGGTTACTTCTTCTGTGATATAGATAATATAACATTAGCTGGAAACGCTATTGGACTATTAACAAGCTCTGGGTTTTCTAATTTAATCTTTAAAAGAATGTATGTAGTAAATGGCGTAGGAATAGGAGATCTTTCAACAGCAATATCTCATATTCATATTAAAGGCGGTGATATATACGTAGCAGGAACAGGATTAGCTATTGGAAGATCAAATGCAGGTTCAATAGTTGGAAGAGTAGATCATTTATTAGATACAGGTGGAGGAAGCGGAACAGCTATCACTTGTTTAGCCGGTATAATAGATTTACAGATTTCAAGAATAGATAGTTTTGCAACAGGAATAACAGCGACGAATGGTGTAATAAACATTCAAGTAAATGAACTTTCGGCTACGGCTGCGTATAATGTAGGAGCAGCAGGAGAACTAAACTTAATTGTCAATGAAATGACAGGGACAGAAACAAACGCTGGAACCCTTTCTTTAATAAGAGGAGATGGCACCTCTAGAATGAATGATATTATATCTACAAGTGTTACAGATACTTCTAGAACTCAACATGCAGTAAGTATTTATGGAGCAAGTGGTGTTTTATCTGAAGTAGGTCCTTTAACAGATGGTCAACTAGTAGTTGGTTCAACTGGTTTAGCCCCAGTAGCAGTAACTATAACAGCAGGTACAGGAACTTCTATTACTAATGGTGCAGGAGCCATTACTGTCAATAGCACTGGTGGGGGATTAACATGGAACGTTGAAACAGGCGTTTCAGCAACAATGTCTGTAAACAATGGATATATTGGAAATAACGCAGCAGGAGTAACATTTACTCTGCCAGCAACTGCGGCCGTAGGATCTATAATTAGAGTTACTGGATTGCAAGCTTCGTGGACAATTGCCCAAAATGCTGGTCAAACAATATATTATGGAACTTCAGCTACTACAACAGGAATTGGAGGATCATTGACATCAACGGATGATAAAGATGCGGTAGAACTTGTTTGTACTGTAGCAGATACTAATTTTCAAGTTTTATCTTCAATAGGTAATATAACATTGATATAGGAGGAAAAATGGAAATAGCGGGGATACCCTATCAAAATCCATTAAGATATACAGGACCTGGTGCAAATGTAATACCAATAATTGTATTTAAACGGGAACCTACAACTACAGATGTAAAATATCGTATAGGAACATTTATAATTATAGGAAAAGATCCTTCTTCTGGTACAGAAGGAGATCTTTGGTATTTATCAGATTTCAACGCATCCGGAGAAGCACAGTGGTTACAACTTCTTACTGGAGCTGGAAGTCCCGGAGTAGATAGCATTACTACAGATGATGGAGCTCCAGCTGTAGAACCGGATGGAGTCGGAAATATAAACATAGTAGGCGGTACTGGCATAGCAGTAACAGGAACTGGTCCTGGGGATACAGTTACCATTACTTCTAATGCTGTGAATCTCACATGGAACGTAATAACAACAGCGACACAAACTATATCCGTAAATAATGGTTACTTTGCCAATAGAGGGGCTGGATCTGTAACTTTTACTCTTCCAGCTATAGCTTCAGTTGGTGATAGATTTGTTATCAATGCAAAGAATGCAACTGGATTCATAATTAAACAAAACGCCCTACAAAATATTCAAATTGGAAATCAGATAACAACTGTTGGAACTGGTGGTCAATTAGAATCATCATCCGTAGGAGATTCACTAGAAATAGTATGCTCAGTAGCTAATACTGATTTCAATGTAATTAGCATGATGGGCAATATAACAGTTACTTAAGGAGAAAAAAATGGCACAAAATAATGCTTTAAATCAGGCGTCTGAAGAGTTTACAGCAACTACATCATATGCAACTACATTTGATACTAATGTTGCGGCTGCAGGAATGACGATTGCTGGGACAACAATTGCAGCAGATGGCACTGACGCCAACATAGATATAACAATTACACCAAAAGGAACAGGAACAGTAAATCCAAGCGCATTAAGTGTCAATAGTGCTTATACTTTTCCAACATCAGACGGAACTGCGGATCAAGTTTTGACTACAGATGGATCAGGGGTTGTTTCTTGGGTGGCAAGCTCAACAGTAGGAAATTTTGTTCAAGAGAAATCAAGCAATAGAACTAGTGTTTTTTCGACATCTTCGGTGATACCTCCAGATGATACAATTCCTCAAAATACCGAAGGAGCTGAGGTTCTAACCGTTTCTATTACTCCTACTAGTGCTACAAATATACTAGTAATAGAGTTTAATACATTTTTGAATGCTTCAGCATTAGGAGGAACAGGCGCTGCTTTATTTCAAGACTCAACAGCTAACGCATTAGCTGCTACTTGCTTAGGAACTATAGCAAGCTCAGGATATCTGCTAAATGGTTCTCTTAGACACGTGATGACAGCGGGAACAACATCAGCAACTACTTTTAAAATAAGAGCAGGGATGCTTAACGCTGGACCGACTCTCTATTTAAGCGGATATGCAGGATCTCGTCTCTTTGGCGGAGTAGCTTCAACTGTTTTAACTGTGAAAGAATACAAACCATAGGATTTATATGAGTATAAAAGATTACAAGAATGTTTTTACAGAAATATGGGTAGAAATTCCTGTTAAAAAAAAATACATAATGTTTTATATTTTAGGCTTTATATCTTGCTTTATTTTTCTATTAATCTCTTTTACTAATTTAGACAAAATAACAAAAAAATATCCTAAAGATAACTTGGTAGAAGAAGCTGTTGAAAGATATATAAAAGAATATACAGGATCAGATATAGATCTTTCTCCATAAAAAAGGCCCTTTAAAAAACAAAGGGCCATTAATTTCAAGTTAATAAACATAGCCGCCTTAAAAAAATTATAGGTTGCTAAGACTGCTAGTCTTCAAAAAAAAAATATATATATTACTTATGCAATGGTCCTAAAAAGGACTCTTGTATAATATAATTATTTTAAAAATATGTTCAAGTTTTTTTAAAAAACATCTAAAAATTAAATCCTTTTTAAGACCCATCGCTCTGAAGGTCTTCCCCTGAATTCACTCAAATCCCTATTTAAAAGCTCAGGAATTGATTTATAGTCTATCTTCCCTAGGGAGGTACTCTTGGTGAACATAAAACCACCTGAACGTGAATTATTGTTGTTTGAGAGGTTTTTTAAAGATTCTTCTATTGCTTTTTCCTCTTCACACAGAGATTTCTTTTTTTGTTTAATATCATATAACTTTGAAGCAATTTCAGTCCATTGCTTTCCTTGCTCAATGTAATCGTTTTCAGTTAAAGGAGGTTCTTTTAAATCTACCACATACTTCCAGAACTTCTTAAGCTTATCATTTAACTCAAGCTGATATTCTTGGTCTGCTTCTACTTTTATAATGACTCCTTCTCCTTTATGAAAAGAAAAGTAGTCAATATATGGTAGCTCTGTTACCATTAATTGCATTTGAACTTGAGGATAATACTTATCTGGAACTTTTCCGTCCTTTGCCAGAATATGATCATATTCACTACAGTTCTTTATCTCCACTGCTCTATCATCAGTAACGTTAAGACCGTCTAATGATACCATCAGATGGGGATATTTTTCATTTAGAACACAAATAGGCTCAAACACATCTCCTACCATATTTTGATAAGCTTGCCTTGCTGGCTCTTCCATTACTTTTCCATAACGAGTAGCTGCATTGTCACAGTCCATGCTGTCCAGGCCAAGTTTTTCAGCCCACAAAAGACGTGGTGTCTTTATCCTTCCGTCGTTAGTTCTCCATCTAGAAACGCCTAATATTATGCTTACATCGCTAGCACCAATGTACTCTTTTCTTGCTTTCAACCATTCTTTTTCTGATGAAAATGTAATTTTTTTAATATGTGAATTCATGTGATCACTCCTCTTCATTTTGAGAAGAAAACCTGCCTTTCAGCTCTTCTAAATGTTGTCTAACCTTTTCTTTTGCTCTCTTTAAAACCTTAGAAAACATCTCTTTAGGTATGTCTTTTAGTGTTAAGATATCCTTCTTTCTTAAAAATAGTTCAATCTCTTTTTTATACTCAGGTATCACATTAAAAAGATCCATCAAAGCTTTAACTTCATCATCAGAAATCTTATCCTGTAACTCAGTTACATTTTGATCTTCAATTTGTGTCTGTGTGTCATGAGGAACAGTTTCATCTTTAATGTTTTGGTCTAAGGATATTTCTCCTTCTACGAAGCAATTTCCCACAATATCCGGAAATAATTGACGTGCTAATCTTGATAGAGCTCTAGCGAAAAGCATATCTCTAGTGAATGTCTTCCATGGGCCGTTGTCTCTGTAAAGGCCCGCCTTCTTAGCCTCATCTAAAGAAAAGCTTTCAGTCCAACAATCGTTTGTATCTGCCCTCTTTCCGTGTAATATACAGATTTGATCATTACTCTTTGAATCTCTAGTAATAGAGTGCTTCTTTGATCTAATTAAAGCATTCATCATGCGCGCCGACATCTCCACTTTTCCTCTAACAAAATAAAGGCCGCCGCCCAATGCTTGACGGGGATCTATATTAAGGCTCTTGGCTGTCTCTATTATAGCAAAAACACCTTCTTGCCCCATCTTTGCATAATGAGGTGTTTTCATTAATAAAGCGCACATCTCTTGTGTGTTCTTTAATTCAGTTAAATAGTTATCTTGTTTAACTATAATTTCATTTTTATTCATCATCATTAATCCTTTTGTTAATTAATAGCTTTAAGATGTACGTTTTTATCGTACACTTTCTTTTTGGCTATAATTGGTTCTTTATTTGGCAAATTAACATCAAATATGTTTGCCAATTCTTCAAAATCATCTTCAAACTGAAGTACATCTCCAGTTGTATATAAGTTCTTAATTATTTTTCTTATAAGACTCTCAGCATCATCATACTTGCTAAGCTCATCGACGTGTACCCAATCTTCCATTGGATCATAATCACAATATGGCTCCAAGGATGGCTCAAATATATTCATCATATATCCCTCGGTTAAATTTTAACTTTACAATTCCTTGTAAAATCTATATAACTTAAAGATAACAAAAATGTATTAATTAGTCAAATTTAAAAAAGGAAAAACATACAATGGCACACAAAAACATACAAAGAACATACATGACCTTGAAGCAATTCGCTGATAAACATGAGTTTGCGACTTATGCTTCGCTGAGATGGCAAATCTATCATAACGATGAATTTGAGAAGCAATGCGTAAGACGTTTTGGTAATAGAATACTAATTGATGAACAAAAGACACTAGATTTTATTGATAAATGTCGTGTAAAATCAAAATAATTTAAATAAATATATACAAATTATTTAAAAAGTTTTACAAATAAAATGGTAGCCATATATGCGTGCGCAAAAGAAATTGCCTCCCAAGGAATTAAGTTAATTATGATTAGACGTATGATTAAATCGGAGACTTTAATAAAAAAAAGAGGAAGTAGAGCCATCTACTTCCCCAAGGAATTGTCCGCGAGGACAATGATCACGCATCTCTACGTGAACTTAAATCTAATTAATTTGATTGCTATCCCAATGGATTTACCGAAAGCTACTAAGGAAATCCCATATATAAATATAACTAACCTCAATATGTCTATAAATATAACCAACCTCAAAAGGAGATTAACATATGTATCAACCCCAAACAAAAAGGAGATTAACATATGCCTATAAATATAACAAACCTCAAAAGGAGATTAATATATGTCTATAAATAATAATGATCAGCAATCATTTAATCAAGAAAAAAACTTTCATAATGCATTTTTAATCATTCCTTCGTCTTTAGCCTATCATAAGGAAATAGATGATTCTACAAAGCTGCTGTATGGTTCATTAAATTCATTATCGAACATTAAAGGCTATTGTTTTGCCTCAGATTCATATTTAGCTGAACTAACTGGAGTAACAGAAAAAGAACTTAATAGTAGATTAAAAACGTTAGAAGATTTTGGTTTTATTAAGAGATTTAGTAAAAAAAATGGTTTAAAATGGGATAGAAAAATATTTACTTCAAACAACTATGCTCAAATACCAAAAATCATTAAGGATGAAGAGTTTAAAGAAGAAATTAAAAAAATGTTTACGAAGTATTCAAATGGATACTTCGAAGGTATTCATATAAATACCTTCGAGGTATCCACTGGAATACCATATATAAATAAGAATAATAATAATAAAAGCAATAATATATGTCCGACTTCGTCTCTCGCATCTGAAGATGCTCACTTCTGTTCTAATTATTTATTTGAAAAAGTAAAGACAGTAAAGAAGAATGCTAAGGAACCAAAATGGGATTCTTGGAATAAAACATTAGAACGGATGATAAGGATAGATAAAATTCCAAAGGAAAAGATTATAGAAGCTATAGATTTTGTTTACAGACGAGGAAGCACTTGGGCTGTTCAATCAGCTGATTCTTTAAGAGAGAAATATGAGCGTATAGATTTCCATATACAAAAAGAAAAACAGTCTTCAAAGCCTCAATTTAATCCAATAAATAATGAAGAAGATAAAAAGATAGCTTCAGTAGTTGGTATAGTAAATCATTGGTTGTTAAATGTAACAAAAGATCCGATTAAGATTAACATGGGGGCTTTGAAGATAGAAGATAAGAAGATAATAGGTCCTTATGGAAGATTTTATAAAAAGAACTTCAACGAATTAATGATGATTGTGAAAGACGTTTATAAAGCTCCAGATGGATTGTTAGATCAGATAAATAAAAAATGCAGTCATCTTGATAATATAACAAAAGTTTATAATCAAAGAGTTATATGATAATAAATAATTTAAAAAGGTTGAAATAATATTTAACATACAGTATTACTAAGAATAGCTACTAAGGAAATAAAGATATGAGATTTTATCACTCAGGAACTCCAATTGCCAAACAAAGACATAGAACGGCAAACGGGATGACTTATGATCCTCAAGCAAAAGTAAAACGAGGAATGAAGTGGGAGTTCGCTAATCAATTTCGTCAACAAGGTCATTTAAAGGCTCTAGAAGGGCCTATCTCTGCAATAGTAGACATATCATACCAGATTCCTAAATCATGGCCTAAAAAGCGCCAAATAACAGCAAATTATAAATCGTCACGTCCTGACATAGATAATATTGCTAAATTCTATTTTGACGTTCTCAATGAAATTGCTTACAAAGACGATGGTCAGGTGGTAGAACTACATACTCAAAAGAGATACTCAGACAAACCAGGAGTAGTGATAACACTATTTCAAACGGAGGGTAATGACATGGTGAACGAACACGCTGTCACTTATAGTGATAAGTTGTCTTTAGAAGACTTAAATTATATAATAAAAAAATCCAATAGATTGGGTTTAAATAACAGACAGTTAATTAGGGTTTATCAAGAAGAAGATGCTGATGGGATTCATGTTTATTTTGCTGTGGAAGGCTTAAAGGAGAAAGTTAATGAGCGACTGGATGATTTGTAATTGTTGTAGCGCTGTAGTTCAGGCTAACGAACAAGGTACTTGTTTAGGCTGCCAAAGAAGCGACGGCTACGAGGAAGATGAAAATACTTCAAAGACGAGTAAATTTTTATTAAATAACAGAAAGGAAAAAGAGGAAAATAAGGATGCCATTCAAGAGTCAATCTCAAAGAAAGTTTATGTACAGCCAAAAACCGAAGCTAGCAAAGGAATTCGAAAAAAAGACACCAAAGGGAAAGAAGCTTCCAAAAACAGTAAAGCCAAAGAAGAGGGCTAAATAGAAGTGAGCAAAGCTAAATTCGTGTCTTTTGATGACACAGAAAAGAAAGCTCTTTGTGATAGATGCAAGAAAGTTAATTTAGTAAAACGGTTTTACTTTTTAGCTAATAAAAGAAACATTTCAAAACATTTTTGTAGTAATTGTTTTAAAAATGTTTTGAGCTTAAGAGAATATTTGTCTTTTATTTTAAATAAAAACAGATATAAAAGAAATTTCTTTAATAAATTAAAGAATTTTTTTAATTTTATGTTTAAAAGGACTAAAAATGATTGAATGTATTAGATATTCTCCTGTTAATAAGAACTCTTGTTTAGGGGTTGCTACGGTATTGGTAGAAAAATGGGGGGTCGAGATCTCTGGAATCTCTTTACACGAAAAAAATGGCAAAAGATGGATAAATCTACCAGCTAGAATAGTTTCTGCGGAAGAAGGCGCTGTAGATCAAAAGTCTAAGTATTATCCATACATAAAGTTTGTTAAAAGCGATCATAAGCACAGGTTTTGTGAAGTAGTTAAAAAAGCTATTGATATATTTCAAGAGAAAATCTATCAAAAGAATGAAGCCCAAAGTGATATTAATAAAGAGGAGTTTTCCTTTTAATGGAAGAATTCAAAAAAGATTATCCTATTATCAATTTCCCAAAGATAAAGTCTCCTTTTGTTAGAAAAAATATAGACGGTAAATATCTCGCTATACCTGAGATAGAAGAAGGTTATGAATGGGCTTTTGAAGACCCAAGAGTTATCGCTGTAGATAAACTTCATGGAACAAACATATGCTGCATCTTTGATGATGGGCTATTACAAGCAGTGGATAATAGAACTAATAGACTAATAGAGCAGCCTTGTATCTCATCTAATTGGAAGACAGAATCTTATAGGTCTGTAGAAGGTATTATAAATTGTATCAAGCATGGTTGGATTGCTAAGTCTTTTACTGGAAGAGTGTTCGGGGAACTTGTCGGCCCAACAATTAATGGTAATCTTCATAATTTAGACGCTCATTATTTTGTTCCTTTCGATTACCTAAAAAGAAGTTTTAAGTGGAACTCCTGGAGTCAAAATAAATATCCTAAGACTTATGAGTCTATCAAAGAATGGTTTAGATACTTGCCGTCTCTCTTTACAAATAAGATGATTAAAACGATAGTTTCAGTAGGAGAGGGGATCGTATTCCATCATCCAGATGGTAAAATGGCAAAACTAAGGAGGGATATGTTTGATTTTTCTAACTAGCGATACACATTTCTATCATCATAACATAATTGATTATGATCAAAGACCATTTAAAGACATCAAAGATATGCATGAATGCCTAATTGAGAACTGGAATAACGTAGTTGGTCAAGAAGATATAGTTTATCATTTGGGAGACTTTGGGTTCGGAAGTTTAGAACAAATTAGAAAGGTATTTTTCCAACTTAACGGCTATGTTACTATAGTCAGAGGGAGTCACGATGAGTCTATGAAGAGGCTTATGGAAGCTAGATTTTGTGGTATTTGCGATGAGATTACTATTAATTACAAAGGATTTATTTTAATTTTATCTCATAAGCCTGATTTATGTCACAAAGATATAGATGGAGTTATAAATATACATGGACACTCTCATCACACAGAACGATTTAACAAAAACTTTATTAATGTCTCTTGTAATGCATGGGAATATAAACCAGTTAGCTTAGATACATTAATTGTTAATTATAAGAAAAATAAAAGAGGTTAAAAATGGAATTTAAAATAGATTTTTACTTTTTAAACGGAAAAAACTTAAGTCTAGTATTAGAAGAAGACGATATGAATAGACTTATTGACTGTATTACTCAAAGTAAACCTTATTTTGATAAGAGCAAGAAATCAAGCCTTTGTATCTCTCCTTATTGTTTTACTCATTATAATCATTATGAGTACACTGACGCTCTTAAAAAGGCTGATAAAGAGAGAATAAAGGAAATGAAAGCAAAAGCTGAAGCTAAACAAGAAGAACTAAAAAAATAAAACGGAAATAGAGTAAAAGAAATTAGAGAACAAAATATAAATTAATAGATTCTCACAATAATCCTTATAGCTTGATTCCTAGGGGGAAACCCTTAAGCCATAGGAACGCTAATGGAAGATATATATTGGAAATATGAAAAAAGGAAGTTAGATGAGCTTACAGAAAACGTGGACAATCCACGAAGACTCACTAAGAAAAGAGCTGAAGAACTCAAGAACTCGCTCACAAAATTCGGACTGTGCCAACCAGTTGTCATCCAGCCAGATGGAAAAATCATCGGAGGCCATCAACGACTCAAACTTCTCAGATCATTCGGAATCAATGAAGTTTCTGTTGCGGTACCTTCCAGAGCTCTTTCTGAAAGAGAATTCGAAGAACTAACTATTGGTCTAAATAAAATTAGCGGGGATTTCGATCTTGATATGCTCGCTAATCGTTGGGAGCCTGATGTCTTAATAAGCGCAGGATTCACCGAAGAAGAACTTCATACAGATATAATTCCTAAAGAAAAGCCAAAAGCATTCTCTATCAATATTAAATTTGATAACGAGGATGATTTGCGTCATATCGAAAGGGAGTTACAACCAATCATAGATCTATTTCCATCAGCTAAAATGAAAGTGAGGTGTAAATAATGGCACGTAAAAGAATTTTACCAAGACAGGTAACCGGAAGGCCCCTCTTAGAGATAAAATGGGAAGAGGTCGACTTCTTTTTAGAAGCTGGATGTGAGGGCACTAAAATAGCAGACGCTATTGGAGTAGCTCCCGACACTTTGTATCAAAGATGCGAGCAAGAAAAGGGTATGACTTTCACAGCTTATAGACAACTTAAAAGACATAAAGGGCATTGCAAGGTACTCGGTAAGCAATATTCAAAAGCTATGCAAGGTGATAATACAATGCTGGTATGGGTTGGAAAACAGCAACACGGTCAGTCGGACAGCCCAAAGGAAAGGCAAGAGTTTAATGGGTCTTTATCTAATTTATTAGATGTTATGCATCTCATTAGATCGGCCGATGACTTCGAGGCTCTTGTTGAATTGGCAAGGAAGAATAAACAAGAACTGCCTAAGATAGAAGAGGGCATTAAATGTTAAGCATATTTTATACAAACCTAGAAGCTTCCGTATATCCTATTTTTCTAATTATTCTTTTAATGGTGATTACTAAAATAGTTTATAGCGACGCTGCTACAGATTCATTTGATTATCCTACTTCTTTAAAGACACGCTTTCATAAAAAGAAAGTAAAAAAACATAAAAGAGAGCTCAAAAAATGATGGCTAAATTAAGCGGGAGAGACTAATGGTTCAATTTTATAAGAGGAATTGGAGGTATGTTTGTCCTTACTGCTTAAGGACTTTTGTGGATAACAATTATCATGAAGATATGGCGTGTTGGGAATGTGGTTTCACTTTGGAGGTGATACCAAAAAGAGATAGCGAAGTGGCATTAAGTAGGAAAGATGACTATATACTAGAAGTAAGTGATTTATTATATGACCATCAAAAAATAGATGAAATATTGTGTGATAGCGACGTCATGGATGGTTATATCTGTAGATGTTGCGCTATTAAATTAAATGCAGTAGCCCCTCGAGGTCATGTTTGCACCTGGCATAGAGGAATCTGCGATTTTTGTAGTGAAGAAGCTAATCTATGTCATACAAGCGATTGGAATTGGCCAGACTTTAATTATTTAGAGGAAGGTAGAGAACTTTAGCTGGTATAGCTCAATTGGTAGAGCTCCCGATTTGTAATCGGGGGGTTGCGAGTTCAAGCCTTGCTGCCAGCATAAAATAGAACAATAAGGCATGAATAAGCTTTATAAAGAACATTAAATTAAGGTGTTTATTATGGTTATTAAAATTTTCAACTATATAAAAAATATAGTTAAACAGCAATTAAACGTAATTAATGAGATCATCATTAGTAAAACAAGTTCTAAAACTACTATTAAAAGATATAAAAAAAAGAAAAAACTTAAAAAAGAAGAAATAAAGACTAATAACTATCTAAAAAATACAGGAATAAAATGGATTCTATTGGGAAGTTTCATATGTAAAACTAGAAAAAATAATTTTAAGATGAGACAAGCAAACGTAGCCAACATACTTAATATATCTCCATCAAAATTATCTAGGATAGAAACAGGGAAAGAAGAACTGACTTTTGATATAGCTGTTAAAATAGATAAATTATTTAAAACTAACATAAGTAATATGTGGAAGAAATATGATCTTGCTTTAAATAAAAGAGACAAAAAAAGGAAAGAGAGGAAAATATGAAGATTTTTTCAAGAGACTTTTTAAGTGAATTAAATAGTAAGGCATCACTGGGCGATTTTATAGGAATGTATCTTGGGTATCCAGAAGTAGATACTGCTTTTTTCTATACATGCCCATATTGTGGGCATCGCAAGCTGTCTTTAGATAGAAATCATACTAACTATTATTGTTGGGAGTGCCAATCTAGTGGAGATACAATAGGATTTCTAATGAATGTCGATGAATTAGCTTTTGATGAAGCTGTAGAGGTCTTAGCTGATATGTATGAACTTGAAATTAAAACACTAAGCGACAGCCTAAATAGATTGGAAGAATTCTGTATTCCAGATGATTTCGTAGAAATTTTATTTAAAAGCTTGGAAAAGTATATACCAAAATCAAAGGACGCAGATGTTTCAAAAGAAAGAAAAAAGAAAGCAAAGAGCAAAAAGCTTAAGCGCTAATATTAAAAAATTAAAAGAGAGTGGAACTTCAGTTGAATTTAACTACAATCAGTTCCAATTAATAACTGAAATAGCTCTTATTTTAAAAGAAATTCTAAATAAAGAAATATGAACATTATAAGAACATTTTGGAACTTTATCTTATTTATGACAGTAATAGAAGTATTTAAAGAAAATCCTTTATTTAAGAAGTTAAGTTTATTTATCTTAATTAAGTTAAAAGGATTTATTATTTATCTATTAAATACTATGAAATGATTTAAAATAAACGCCTTAACCACGCATAGGCGCATCCGCGAGTACTAAATGGCATTAAACAAGCTTAGTAATAAGCAAATAGAATCATATAGAGAATCGAAAGCACGGATTAATATCTTTGAGGGCCCTGTACGTGCTGGGAAGTCTTT